CAAAAACGGCAGCTGGAGTTAAACCAAAGTCAACTCCTATTTGAACAGGATAATATGGGTCTAGGCTTGTATCGCCACTCATAATATCGTCATCATATTCAGGCCACACCGGTCTACCTTCTTGAACAAAGGTATATTTGCCTTCAGCATAACAGCGAATCCAGTCTAAATTTTTACCACCAAGCAACTGCTGGTAATAGCCATTAGGTAAGTTTTCTTTGTTTTCTGCTTTTGTGTTTTCTTGCCACCACTTTCCACCAGAAAAAATACAGCCATTTGCTTCAGGATTTTTTGGCAATTTGTTCTTCGCAACCTCAACCACACCACCTGGCTGTTTATAAAAGTTCCAAGCAAATTGACCCTTAATAGGAGTTTTCTCTGCCAAGTTATGCCACCAATGATCATTGTCCGGTGGGTTTGTGTCCATCCATATTCCATACCAACTTGGCCCACCATCAGCTTTACTTGGATATCGGCCCACCCTGTGGGTAAGTCCATCAATAACAGCTTTTGGTAATTCTCTAGCTTCGTTACACCATGCACCTGTTATCTCTAAGGATAATAATTTACGAACACTTTGTGGCGTGTCAAGCGCTAAAAATATAACTTCACAATCTATTCCAGCAGCATCTCCTCTGCTAGGTAACTTTAGATGATGTGTTATTGGCGGCTGCCACCTCATACCACCCCAAACAGCTTCTGGAAATAATTCTTGCCAGGTCTTAATTGTTGTTGTTCTTAATTCAGGATATGTGTTTCTTACTACAACAAACCTAGAATATTTAATGCCATCTCTAGGTGAAGGTTTTTGTTGCACAGCTCGTAACATAATCTCTGCTGCACACGCATATGATTTGCCAGACCCAACTGGGCCAAGTATACCACGCACAAAACCCTTGCTTTGCAAAAACTTCCAAACAGTTGGGCTTTTACTAAAATTTAAATTAAGAGATGGTGTTTTACTCATTGCTATGAACCTCGATTAATTTTTCTAAATAATGCTTTGCTTTTTCAAGATCAGTCACTTTGCCCTTTGATTTGTAGCGACAAATATATTTTATAATATTCCCCTCGCAAAACGGCAAATCATTTTGAATTATAAAATCCCAAACTTGGATTTTTAATTTTTTATAATGATCACCATCAATTTGTTTATTGTTGATCTCTTCCATAACAAACGCTCCAGCATTTATAACAATAATTTTTATCTCTCATGCCAGCATACTTAATTGTTGTTTGATCTATTTTACCATTACACCTTCTGCAAAACTGTTTTCCTAAAGCATTATCCAAAAACTCGTTTATATCAGCAGTAGTTGCGCTGTGTAAAAAATCAAGATCATGTCTACTCCTTCGACCCATACAGCTCCCTCATTTCATCATAATCTAAATCATCATCAGATCCAGGCTCACGCACAAAATTATCACAATCAGTCTGAACAAACTTTTTATGAAATGCGCAATACGTTCTTTCCAATGACTTCTCAAAGTCAAAATACTGACAGTACCAGCATTTAGCTTTCATCTACCTCAATAACCTCTGGTGACTGTAGGTTAATACCCACAATACTAGGTTTATCTTCATTCTCAGGATTATCAAGCATACCGGATGCTTTGGCCATTATGCGCAACACAGAAACTTTATCATGCAGCTCAATGGAAACGCTGCCATCTTTTGTTACTGTTAGCTTTTTTATTGTTCTCAAAGCGTGTTCCGGTATCTCTTCAATAGGCTTTATCGTGCCATCTAAGTTTATTATATCTGTAATATTAGAAGTGCCTATAGTAATCAGCTCATTTGCTACATCTTCTTTGTGTCGAACCAAAGTTTCAGATCTTGATATTCTTCTTTGGATATTCCTGACACCACCAAATCTAGCAATAGGTGGCCTTTTACTACTCATTCTTGCCACAGTCACTCACCCTTATATCACATTCTCGACATTCATAAACGTTTTCTTGTAACAATTCTAGTATCGCTCTACATTTTGGACATAACCCCATCTTGTAAGCGTAATCTAACACATTGTTGTATTCTTCGTCATTACTTATCATAAACCTTTAACTCCTCGTATGTATTATCTCTATTGTGACTTACATATTCCTCTGAAAGCAAATACTTTTTTACAGCAATCAGCTCATACGTTCTCTCCACCAACAACGGCAAACAAAATAACGCAACCAAATTCGTTGCAATTAACAATTTGTGAAACCAATCCAATTGAATTTCACATATAGCATCAAGTATTTTATCAAACATCTCATCCCCTTAATCTTTGATTATTGTTACTTTTAAATATGGGTTACCATATACCTTGACAACATTAAGTGAGCTGACTAAGCAATCATCAACATAAACCACTTTGTTGAAAGCATCCATCACAGCTTTAGCAATATTATCAACATCAGGCTTTTTTGGCGTTATTAAGTTATTTTGCGCTAATTCTCTTTTTTTCTTTGGCCAAGATTTTGGAATCTCAAAGCTGGCAAAAATAACCATAGAGCATCCACAGTCTATAACATCAAGGTTTCTTCGATCCATTTCAGCTTGCGCCAAAGCTTTCAAAGAATCCTCATACTTCTTTGTCTTAGCTGGAGTAAAGACATGACCAGATCTTGTAAAACGTGGTCTGCCTTTACCAATCACTAACCCATCTCTAGTGATCTCTATTTTCATTGGCTGCACCTAAGAACGATACCAATCACCATTTTTTTTAATCTCACGCCTTATCAACTGTAACTCTGTAATTAACATTGATATCGCAACAAAATTTAATGACATGCTACTTGGTATTGATCTAAGCACATCTTTAGATTCTTTCATTCTTGATATGTCAGCAATTTGATCCATGACATCACGTGTACAGCACTCGATTAACTCTTCTTCCGGTAAATCACTCATAACTTACTTCCTTTCTTTTAAAATGGCAGATCATCTTTCAATGTATCTACTGTTACCTCTTTATCGTTGTTATTCTTTTGATATGGCTCTGTATTGGCTTCAAATAAACTTAACCATACCTCACCATCCTTATTTGGAATTGGAAGCGTGTCGAGCTTTATACGAGGCGGTTTGCCATCTTTCTCAAATGCAATACCCACTCTTATCCACCTGGTCTTACCATCAGGAAGCTCTTTTGCTTGACTAACGTTATATTTCTTCATTTTTTCTCCTTTTGTTTAATTATAATATCACAGTCTAAATACTCTGCTATAGTTTCTAGCTTGGTTATAGCAGAAGATCCTTTCTTCCTCCAGGAAACAATCGTTTCCCTTGTAATACCTGTCCACTCAGATACAGCATGATCTGTCTTTCTTTTCTTCGCCATCATGTCAAAAAGTTGGTCTAAAACTTTCAATTGTAAATCCTGGAAAATATTTTTGTGGGGTACACATACAGCCGGCCGACCCGTACAGGGGCATATATGCGTGTTAAAAAATAGCTCATATGCGCCTGTATGCCTTTATAATTGGGGCTTGGGCTTGTGTTCTGTTTGCAAATGTTCATTTGTAAATGGATCACGGCATACCTTTTACAGCTTTTTTAATTAGTCCATTAAATTTCATGCCTACTCCATTATCAATGTAGGCCTTGATAATGCTATTAAAATATCCAATAGCCACAGGGTATTCTATTTGCTGTTCCTTGCAATGCTTGACGTGGTATTCTATTAACTGCTTAAACTTATTGGAATCATATCCGCAGTTTACCCATTCATTAATTACCCTGTCATCCTTAGAATTAACAAAACGAGAAAGTCCAAAATTGTCTGCACCTTTACAAAAAAGCTTTTTTATTTTTTCTATTTCATCTCTATTATTGTTATATATGTTGTTATATGTTCCGTTCTGTGCAACCTCTGATGTAGCACACCCTGCAACATCTAATGTAGCAGACCCTGAAACCTCTGGCGTTGACATGCTATTTGCCGGCGCAACCTCTGATGTTGACAACTTATACTCACGCTCGGCCAAGTCCATCTGCTGTTTTGCTGTTAATGTTTCTCTTGCTTTCTCTACTGTTTTAATCTTTGTATCATAGATAACTTTTAGAGTGTTGGTGGTTTGTTTCTTAAATTGTTTCCTAGCATAAACAATGTATCCCAACTTCATAAGCTTTTTAATTTGTCTGTTGATACTTTGCCTCGACCGGTTTAAATCTTTGGCCAATCTTTCCTGACTTACAAACGTGCGGCCAAGCTCATCACAATAGGAACACAAAGCACATAACACACTAAGAGCGAATGTTCCCTGAACTTCTTTATCTCTTATTGCTCTGATTGGCACTATTGAATAGTGGCGCAGATCTGTGTTTTTTATTGTATCAGGTTTCAATGCTTCTATTTAGCCAGCTGTTAATTTTATGCTGTTGTTTTATTTCATTGTTAAAAACTTCCTTTAAAGCTTGCACAATTATATTTGCTTGGCTTGTGTTCTGCTCTTTGGCTCTTGCTAGTATCTTATCTTTTAAAGGCTCTGGAATTCTTAATATAAATGTTTTTAAATTCTTTTCCTTTTGGCGTGTTGCTGTCATTTGTAAACTTTCTTAATTTAATTGTTATATAACTATTGACTTTATTATATAACTAGCTTAATATCAATCTATAGTTAATAAATAAGAGGGCAATACAAATGGATTTAATAATCTGCTTTTTAATACTAACAGCCTTTATGGCTTCAATTATAGCGCCTATTGCATACCTTGTCGCAATAGACGTCAAACAATCAACAAAGGGAGGCAATTAACATGCGAGCTTCAATAACTAGAACAAGGCCTATAAAGATTAAAAACGGCCATGA